ATCAGTTTGATCCGATAAAGTACCGGTTATAATTCCCCAAACGGGACTCTCATCTGCAATTCTAATATAAGCACTACCCGACCAACGATAAATGTTTCCAGTGTCAACCGTCACGTAAATTTTTCCTGTCTCTCCTGTTCCTGGAAGTGCTGCGTAATTTGCAACTTCAATAACATCATCGACATAACTTGGAAGTTGTGAATTAGGCACTTTTCCGCCTACTAAATCGGCTTTAGCTTCTAATATATCGTTAAGGTCTGTTTGATCGCTTAAAACCCCAGTAATATCTCCCCAAATTCCATTAACCTCAATTGGTATTTCAACACCAATAAACCAAAAAGTACCATTTGATACTAATGCGTTTAACGATCCGGTTGTTGTTACTGCCGAGCCTCCTCCAACGTTTAGATAAGTTCCAGGACCAACTAAAATAAATTCCTGTTCGCTTGTTGCTGGTAATGTTTCTCCGTCAGAAACTTGAACAGCACGAAAACCAATCGCACCTGTCACGTCAATAATTGAAGCAATAAATATCGCTAAGTCTTCCAAAGTTCCTTTTTTAAGAACTCCGCTAACTTCGTGAGGTACTAAATCACTAGAATTAAAAGCTGCACTTCCCAGCTCGCCAACCCTAACGGTTGTTGTTGTTGTTGGATCTATTGCCATTTTTATACTTTTATTAAATTTGTATTTCCGTCTTGTACTATTACACTCGGATCGCCATTATTCAATAACACCAAAGCAATTGAAGCCATTAAAGGTTGACCAAATCCGCTAAGCGTCCCGCTAAATGTAATTAATTCGTTTACAGGTGCCGCCTCTGATATATCAGTAATATAGGCTTTACCATAATCAACAATAGGGAAGTTTGTTCCCTGAATTTTCCATTCTAATAACTGACGGTCTCTTTTAAGCTCTTTTAATCGATCATAACTGGCGACATTTAAATCTCCTCCGGCTATTGTAGAATTGACTTGGATTCCGCTGAAAGTAATGCTATAACTTTGCATTGTTGGTCTGCTAGTATTCCAACCTCCGTTATCTCTTGTCGTTGTGTCAATTGTTTCTGAACTTTCACTAAATGAATTTTCGCTTAAACAACCTATTGGGATGTATTCCCCCAAAATTTTTATATATAAGATTCTTTCTTCTCCTTTAAAATATTCCATAATACAAAATTAATAAATTTTAAGACGTGATTGTTACCTTTGTTGTGTTTCCGTAATCTAAAGTGTATTTGTATTCAATATCTGTAAGCTCATCTCCAAAAAATTGTAATAATTTAACGCTTGTAGTATTATTCATTGCATTAAAGCTCCATTCTAAAGGAAAAAACTTTCCGTCAATATTATCAATATTAACAATTGACATATAAGGCATAAATCCGTAAATGTCTCCGGTAAACATTTTTTGAGGCTTTTGTTGTGATCTTAAAATATCCTCAACAGCAATTTGCAAAATTGGTTTACTTTCTACTTTATCTTTTCGTGACCATAAAGCTGTTGGAGTTTCCTCGTCAGCCTCATAAATAGCTCCCTCATAAATTAAGGACGCACTATCTCCGTTATAAATTGTAGTTGTTTCTGTTGAGATTGAACTTGGTCTATTTTGTCTTTGTACGGTATGAAACTCTCCAACAGCTCCAGCACTTGAAGCAGTTGCACTATTTTGAATATCTGCATAAGTCAACTCGTAATTTGATGAACCCGAAAAAGTTTGTAAAGCTTGGTAAACTATCATACTTATATCTCCGGCAGCTGGTAAAGCAAGTGATTGAATTGTAACGTCAAAGTTTGGATTCAAAGTCAATAAAATAAAGCTTTCAGTGGAAGACCAAGTTCCGTCTAATTTTAAGTAACTTATTGCACCGCTTCCCTCTGTTAATGTAACTCTAAATTTTGCCTGAGCTTGTGGTCCTGTATTTGTCAATCTACCTCTTAATACAATTTTTAAAGTATCTCCAGAATTCAAAGCAATATCGTCTGAATACATAATAGGATAAATTGTTGGAAACATTCCACTTGGAATTACTAAAGCCGAAATTAAACCCTGAGTTTTTAACGGATCAATAATAACATAAGGCTCGTTTATTACTGTCCAACCTGGATAAGTTTTTCCGGTATGGTTTAAATTTGGATTTGTATTTAATGATTTTATAAATCCATATTTGTAATTTAAGCGAACTGCCGAAACTGATCCTTTAATTTCTATTTGTTGATTTCCTCCAGCGTGATGTGGATAATAATTATTTATTTGACTTCCCAAATTAAACTCTAAATTTTTAGTATTTAATTTTATGAAAGTATTATTTGTTTCGCTGTATTGTCTAAATTTTACAATAGGATTTTCAAACAATTCGTTTGGTCTGAAAATATACCACTGCCCCTCAATTTGACAAATTACAGCATTAAATAAATTTAAAATTGACTTCAAAACATCGTTACAATCCATAATCGTGTCGTTGTCGCTTTTCACAAACCTGTCAACGCTTACATAAGTCTCGTTTAATGGATCTAATTCGTCGCTTGGTGTCAATCCATCATAATAAATATTTACGCTTGTATTGATGTTCATTTGCAGTCCTGTACGTCTAAGGCAGTTATATATTACATCAATTGCTTTTTGTCTTCCAATATAAGGTAAACCGCTGCTTTGAACAAAAGCCAAATCCTTTAATAAACCCAATCCGTCAACGCATGATAAACTCAAAACCCATTGATCTTGTACAAATGATTGATAAACTCCGTCAGGCTTTAAAAAACCATCAAATAAAAGTTTATTTTTTCTATACATTTTAACAGCAAAAGAGTTTTCCTCTTCGGTATATAAATCCTCTAAAGTTAAATCCGTTGTAGCGTTTAAGCTTAAATCCAAGCCGTTTCCTCTAATTGCGTCTAAGTTTGTATTAGCTGAGCCATATTTCAAAACTCCGTAGCCTGAAACTTCCGTTGAGCTTCCAGTATATCCTTTTTGATAAATTCTAACTGAATAAACAACATTTTCCATGTCTGCCCACTCAACTAAATATTTTAATTTAAAGTTTACGTCCGCACTATAAGCATCGTCTGAAATTAAAATACTTTCACTTGCATCGTATGGATAAGTTACAACAGCATCCTCAAAATTTAATAAAATTTCAATATTATTTTCAACTCTTGAATAACTTATATTCGGACTTGAATAGTATTCTATTAAAAAATTTAAAGTAGCGTCAATAGTTTCTGTTAAGGTGCTTTTTTTACCAATTGAAACAAACGGCACGTTATCTCCTAAGACGTAATCTAAATTCAAAGTAGTCAATCCGTTAGGATATAAAAAAGGCACGTCTAAAATAGTTATATCATAACTAAATGCGTTTCCAATACTTGGATTTGACGTAAATTCTAAAGTTATTTTTCTCTTTGCCATATTAATTTCCTAATGCTAAAGATCCACCTAATCGTTGATTTGCCCCTAAAGCGTTGTTTAATACTCCGATTAATTTTTGTCCGGCTATTTCAAAAACAACTGTTCCGCCTCCATTACTAAAAGTTCCTCCTCCAGAAACTGAGCTTGTTGGACTTGAAATATCAGCTCCTGTTGAAATTGAACCTCTTTGAGATGTTCCACCTCCTTGCGATTGTACTCCTTTATTTCCTTTTGAGGCAATTGCTCCTCCAATTCCTTTAAGTAGAACACCTCCAGCAATTGCAGCCAAACCAGCTCCAACTCCAGCAATAGTGCCAAATAACTTAACAACAGTTCCGGCTAATACAGCAGCGGTACCCATTTTTATCAATTGGTCTCCCATTGCTGAAAGCAAACCTCCTAAACTTTGCATTAATGAACTACCAACAGCGGATAAAACGTTTCCACCTGTTGCAAGTGCATTCCCTATAACTTCTCCTAATTGGCTAAATGTGTCCGCCATTGCTCCACCAATCATTTGATTAGCAATAACATCCATTTCACTCAATCCAGTAGCTAAATTTTTCTTTGCGTTGTCTAAATTGGTTTTTACCATTTCAGCACCTCTCGCACTTGTATCAACTAATCCGGCCGG